GCCGTTATCAAGAGCCAATATATGTGCGCACTTATGTTCATCAGGTACTTCACTATGTTCAACATCTAAAATATTTGGGTCTGGATGTGCCCAATCAATTGTAAATAAATATTGTCCATAATAAAATTTTTTATTTATACCAAAATATTTACCTTTTTCTCCAATTAGAAAATCAAAAGTAGTAACACTAGGGTAATAACTAAAACTGTTCCACAATTCCAACTCGTGCGCCTGCATATTCGGCACAGTGGCTCTATCATAACATTTTTGGAAAAACGCTGAGATAGGCAAACGCCAATAGCATGCACCGTTTGGTAACATGATATTGAATAAGATTGCACGCCCTGGAATAGATGTAATGGCGAAGATAACGCAGTCTTCACTTTCTCCCATATGTTCTTTAAGATCATAAAGATACTCCTTTCTTATTTTACAGTATATTGGAGGGATGTTTGAATTGAGATAGGCCATGTTTATATTTTTCTCTCCAATAATTTTTTCTTTCTAGAATTCTTATTCTTTTTTCTAGGTCATTATATCCAAATAATTTTTTTAATAAATCTTTTAACATTTCCATCTTCTTCTTGCTTGTCTTAATCTTGAGTTTGGATCTCTAGCAGCTTTAGGAAACTTCTTCATTTGTCCAGCACTTCTTGCACAAAATGATTTACGTCTGTTCGCATCTTTTGATCCTTTTTTAACTGTACCCGTTACTGCAGTTTTTAATTTACTACCAGGGTTTTTTCTTCTGTAAGCCATTACTCCAGCTTCAGTCATTCCAGCCCCACTTTTTGTAGAACGGAAATTCTTTTTATTTCTAGGTGGCATTCCACCTTTTTTTAATTCGATTATATCAGCGTAATAATCCAAATCCATTTTAAGTGAATGAAATAGTTACACCTGAAGTACCCGCAATAGTTGCATGAATACCATCCTCAAATAAAATACCATTACCTGGTAAATACATATCTAAACCTTCAGTTCCAAAAAGATAAGTTGCAATAACACTTCCTGAACCACCACCAGATCTAAATATAATTGAACCACTAGCATTTCCTTTAGCTTGAATAGAAGTTAATCTTGCTCTTCCTCCAACAGCAACCATTTGTGCTGTAGATGTTGCGTGTGCTACCGACTGATCTGATGAAAAACTTGAACCACCCATTATCCATTACTCCCTGTTAAATTAGGACCAGAATATTTATCTGTTAGCAATGTATAAGCTGTAACTTTAGTTTTTGTTTTACAAAAAACTCCTTTTGGAAATAAAATACCATCATCTGGAAAAGAAAAATTAACTAAATCTCCAGAGGGCACATCTGCAATAAACATTGTGTCACCTGTATTTGAAGTTGTTGTTAATTCTAAAAGACCTGCTCCTGTGCCATCACTAGCAACAATAATTCCTTTAAGCCTAATTGGTTGTGAAATAATTGCGCCCGCTCCTGCAGCAGCAGTTGATCTTGTAGCTTGTATATCGCCTTTGAACATAAATCTCCTGTGTTCGTGGCTCCCGAAGGAGCCACTAGTTTATTATTAAGCTATTGTTACGCCTCTATCAGCAATTAAAACCCAACCGATAGTACTGTTCCAAACTAAAGTAGCTGCTTCAGCCACCGCATCAAAAGCTAATGTTGATCCACTAGCAAAAGTAGTTGGAGTAACAGTTGCAGTTCCACCACCGTCAACAACCATGTGAATGATTTTAATTTGACCTGAAGTAGTTCCGTCAGCTAAAGTTACTGCTGCAGCTCCACCAGCTGTAGTAAGTTCTGTTACTAAATTAGTAAGATCAATCGCACCTGCTCCTGATAATGATTGAACACCACCTGTAATAGTTGCTCCGTAAGTAGCACCTACTGTGATTGCACCTGTTGATGCGTTTTTAGTTACTGATTCAAAACCATTTTCCGATCGGACTGGTCCTGTAAATGTAGTATTTGCCATAATATTTTCTCCTGTATAGCGTTAAATTTTGTAGTCTCTATACCGTCTGCCTAGTCAGTCTACAAAATAATTTATTTTCTAGGTTCTTTATATATTATAATATTAGGATGAATAAGTATATATCACGATATAAAATTCATATCAAAGTTGAAACTCATACCAAATTTAGATGTATCGTTGTTTTTTTCACACCCATGATTTAAAAAACCACTAAAGATAACAAAAGAACCTTTCTCTGGTAAAACTTCTTCATTTATTTGTGGAAACTTTAATGGTTGATTGCAATTATTAAGATATATCGCCCCTGACCATAGGGAGTTAAAATGATCATGAAATATTGTCTTTTCACGATGTTCTAGTTCATAACCCCATGCGTTAGCTAAATGATAATTTTGAAATTCTTGAATTTCATCAACATAGTCTATAAGTGGCGTGACCAATTCAATAAATTTTTTATCTTGTACAAAAAAATTATAAGGTGTCATTTTACCTTTTATATTTGTTCTATAATTCATGTTATTATTTGAAGTTACAGAATCTTTAATTTTTTGAATAAAATAATTTGAGTCTATTTCTAATTTACCTTTTACAAAAAAGTAATCTAACTTAACTCTACGTTGAACATCCTTAGTAATGATCATGGGAATGCTTAACATAAAAAAAAGGGCAGTGCAAATAAATGCACCGCCCTTTAATATAATCTTCTAAAGACTATTAACTAGTCGGTAAGTTTCCGTTACCAAAGATTGCTCTAGGATCTGAGAATCCAAAAGAGTATCTTTCTCTAGCTTTAAATCTTACGTTACCAGTATCGAAGTCACCTTCAATCGCAGTTTTGATTGGTGATCTAACGAAATGTTTCATTCCATTAGGTACATCAGTCATTAGGTAGTACGAGTCAGTATCAGTTAAGAAATTATTAACTGAGTACCCTTCTGGTACCATACCCATTGAAGCGATTGCGTTGATATCGTTATCAGCTGTTCCAACTCTTTGAGGAGTTTTCATCAATCTCTCAGCAGTAAATTGTAATTCTTTTGGAATTACCATTTTTCTACCTTGAGTAGCGATTCTTAGACCTCTTTCGTCTACGAATCCAGCGATGTCGATTAACGACTGCTCTAGTGAAGTTTCGTTAAGATCTGCAGCTACAGAAAGTACATTTGAGAATGTACCACCTGTTGCTAATGGGTGAGCGTTAGAAATTAACGGTACCCCGTCTCCACCAGTCACAGCAGTAAACTGTGCTTGGTTAAGTACGTTAGCAGCTTTAACTTGCTTCGTATTTGACATAGATCTTGCAAGAGCTCTTGTGTATCTTGCAGCTAATCTGTCATATAGGTTGTCTTCGATTGCTTCTTCAGTGATCGAGAACGCTAAAGCGATTGTTTCGTGGTTGTATCTAGCAGTGAAAGTTTCACCAGCTGTATCAAACACAACTCCAGCACCCTCTTGTTTAGTTGGTGCAGAAGCGAAACCGCTTAACATTACTTCTTCTTCAAAAGCTCTGTCAGATGTTTCAGTTACGAAAATTTCAGCATGCTGATTTTCGTATCTATTATATTCCAGGCCGAATAAAGCATTCAAACCTGGCTCTAGTTCTTTAACTAGTTGGGATCGTGATATTGCCATAGTTTATCTCCTTTACGCTATACCTGTGCCACTTCTATAGAAGTGATTGTTGATTCTAACAAGAATGTTCGCATTAGCCGAACCTGTGTCAGAGTTTTCTGGATCTTGCGAAATATCTATCGCTTGAACAGCAAAAGTTGCTGTAAGTCCTGAAACACTAACATCAAGTTGTTGTTTTGATATTCCTGTTTGTGTAACACCTGTTGTGTTTGTAACAGAGTAGTTCTTGTACAGATCTGCTCTAGTAAAAGCCGCATCAGCATCCATTAAGAATACTGCATCTGGGTCATCAATAACAAATGCAGTGATGTCAGAAGCAGCAATTCCACCTGGGTAGTAATTGCTATATGTTGGCTTTTGAGTAGTTGGGTCTGTGTAAAAACATCCGTTAAAAACGCCTATAACAGCATCCGATGTGTTAGGACCATGTCTTTGGATGTTTCCAGTTCCTAATGGTTCAACCATTTCTCCTTGGAAAATCGCACCGGCAAGACCTGACGCAATCGTGTATCTGTTTTGGGCTCCAACAAGAGGTGTTCCGTCTAGTTT